CCAATGCCTCTTCATCTGTAGCCTTGATCTGCCTCATTCTCTCAGTCATCTCTTTAGAATTGTCAAATACTTGCTTAACATTTCTAGTAAAGACCTTGTGCAGTTTAGTTGCCAGTTCTAGGTAAAATGAATCAGTTATAATCTCATTCTGAGCATATCTTTTACTGGCTAAGATTCTTTGTTGTTTGAATAACTTATCTAGGGTTCTAGTGAGATTACCACTTAACTTAGCGTATAATCTTAATGATTCTCTGTAATACTTGCGTTTATCTATCTTTACTTTAGCCATTGCAGTGTTTCATTTAAGAGTTCAGTCTGAGTGCCAAAGGTTTGAGTGAACCATAAAGGATTCTGATGATACGATTCTTTTGATGTTCTGTGATGATATGGACAGAGTGGAATTACATTGAAATGACTTGATCGTTTTCCCATAGCTCCACTTGAAATATGATGAAGTTCTGCTGGTGTATCATAGTGACCCAGCTTTCTACACGCAATACAACCTAATTCTGCAACTTTTTGCATATGTTTCTTCTCTGCCAATGTTTTGGACTTCATTATAACTTTCTTAGTCTTTAGAAGATAAAGGGTGTCCACTTGGCAATAAGTCTAAGTCAAACTTGCCACCTGAAAATTTACCTGTTCTCACAGCAGATAAAAAAGCATTAACTCTAGCAAACGCCCATCTATCCTCGCCACCTTGCTGTCTAACTGATGGTCTGACAGATTGAGGGTTAGTTCTATAAGCGCCTATGCCTCTCTTAAATACACGAGCCAACATACCCACAGTCACTTTCTTTCCCTTTTTATCTCCATGCTTTTTATTGTGTTCTTCTACTTTATCCTCTAATGCTTTTAGAGTAGAGCCTGTCACTCCAGCAACCTTTTCTTCCAGCTCAAGGTCTATATTCTTATTTCTTTCTCTTTCAATCTGATTCCTTTTCTTAGTAGACCAGCTAAATCCTGCATCTCCACCCCACAGCGCCCATGCGATTCTACCTGCTGATGGATAACCTTTCTCTCCTTGATTAAACCCTTGTCCTTGTTTATCGACTTCATGTCTTGAAAAGAAACTATACATTCTTAAAACAGTATCTACTGATAAGGATTCTTTATTAACGAGTTGATTAGCTCGTGCAACACCTACTGATGTTCCACCTCTATTAAACTCTTTACGCCAATTTAAGCCTCTCTGAGCCTCTGATGCCATGCTATCAGTTGGTTTTGTATCAATATCGCTTAATGCTTTACCATCTGCTAGTAATGATTCATATTCTCTATGGGTCTTGCAAGGCATGTAAACTGTTTGACCATCTCTATCATGAGAGTGTATGCCCTGACAACCTATCTCTTCTGCTCGTTCTTCTGCCTCTTCTTCTGTGGTAAAGGTATCAACATCTACCCTTGCTTTAGTTCCATAGGCTAGATCATAGAGTTTCTCGTTATCATCATCTTCCAGTGGAGTATCATCATCTTTCTCACCTATTGGGAATAGATTAGATGGTATATATAACTCATCAGCGCCATCAATAGGTTCTAGTCCTAGTTTCTCCCTAGCCTCGTTTCTAGTAATAATACCTGCTGTTACTGCCTGACTTACATCTAAATACACTTGTTTGGTCTTTTCTGCCATAGCAGGAATACTGTCTAAGTCGTATTTGATATGGATATCCTCATTGTATAGAGGCGTTAAGAATTCATTTAGATCAGACTCTACTCTTGTGAGCAAAGGTATAATGGTTTCTTCATACATACCTAGTTTAGCTGTTTCCATGTTGCTGTATGTATTAGCCTCAGGTATTCCAAGCATCTGAGCTGGAACACCAAACGCCAATGCTATCTCTCTTGCAGATAGGTTTAGCAGTTCTAAGAAGTCCATATCTTTAGGGTTTAGTCCTAATTGCTTGTATTCAAAGTTGCCCTCTAACAACATAGGTCTGCCTGAGTTATGAGAGCCTTGAAATCTAAATTCTAAGTCCTCTAACAATCTTGCTCTTTGGTCATCTGTCAATGATGCACTAGCGCCTGTTTCATCTGTTGGCTCGAACTTCAACATACCACTAGGCGTACAACCATTCTTTAGTAACGCTACATTGTGCAGTCCAGCTAAGTTGTGCTGATCTACATTGTAAGCACTAGCCATTAAAGGTGATAAACCATAGTAATCATCTAGTGGCGACCATAGTTTAATTTGTTTTATTTGTGATTGACCTGTTGTTTGGTCTACTGGATATGAATTAGTAACCATTCCATTGATAATATAATCGTATTGAGCAGGTATGATGCTGTTACTAGCCTTAATCTCCATGCGATCAGGTCTTAATAGATATAATTCTTTTGGTGGTGTAAAGTTTTCAGAATCTCTAAGTAAATAAGAGTTTCCTGATATTAATAGATATGAATACAAAGATGCAAAGTATTCTACTCCACTTTGTAGAGGATTAGGTCTTTCTAATAAAGATAATAGCTCATGAGATTCTAACTTCTCATCACCTTGATATACACATAACTTAACAGCACTTGATGAATCTGCTATTAGTTTTACGCATCTGTGTACTATCGCATTGTCTTGATATCCCTCTTTAGCATAAGACTTGTATGTCTTGTTAGTCTTACCTGCATAGGCATCTAACTTGTTAATCATTATCTTTGGAGCATCTTTTTTGCTCATCTTCTGCTTTTTAAAAATATCAAATAATCCCATGTAGTCCTCAACTAATTCTAAATACTGCTTTACCACTATTCTGTAAAGATGATAACGCCCAAACTAAAGCATCAATTCTGTCATCATGTTGTGATTTTACACTAATACCAGTGAATTGGCACATTTGTTCTTCTAATTCTTTAAATACATTCATATGATGTACTCGACCTTGTTCATAGAGTGCTGATATGGGTTCTGCTCTAACCATCTTACCTCTACTTGCTCTAACGCTTGTGTAAGGTATTGTTTCATCTTGTGTACGCAAAAGTCTTTCAATTAGATCACCACCATTATTAACCTCTGCTACTATCCTATCGCACTCATATCTTTTATACAAATCTATAGCTGTTTTGACCCATATATCAGGACTGGATATCTGACTAGAATCATTAAGGATATAGAAGTGATTATTCTCATCTCTACCTGCAACTATTATTCCAGTTTCATCTGAGTCTTTGTTGCTAGTTACAGCAGGGTCAATGGCAACTACTATTCTCTGTAGTGTTGGGTGGGAATTTAACCTTGCCTGTTCTATATCTTTATAATTAAACAGCGCACCCTCTACATCTTCAAGAATCTCACCATAGATTTCTTGTCTGCCAATGCGAGTACCCTCGTATCTTTCTTTAAACATTTCAACAGTTGACTGAGCCAAGTTGTCTACATTCTCAAAGGTAGAGCCTTTTATGACCTCAACATCATCTCTTTTTGCAAGTTCTCTTATCAGTGGTATGGGTCTTGGTGTAGTGGTTATTATGCACTTAGGGTTATCTCCTATTCTTAGCGCCATGATTAAGTTATCAAACGCCTCTCTGTAGTTCCAAGATGCTAACTCATCACACCATGCTCTTGAGATGTTTAGTCCTCTAAGTCGATCATAGGACTCAGCAGGAACGCCAACAATCGTTGAGCCATTGTAAAAGGTTATGGTGCTGTCTGACTTGTTGTAGCCTTTATCTGATAAGAGTTCAGGTGGAATAATCTTTATTAATCCTGATTCACCTGCAAAGACTACTCTCTTTAAATCTCCATAGGTAGGCGCTACTACTGCTGTAGTTACACCAGCATTTAGTAAACAGTATTCTATAAGGTCATAACTGCCACTGAGAGTCTTGCCAAATCCTCTACCAGCAATGATTAGATGTATATTGTATTTAGGGTCTTTTGAGATAATCTGTTTATCTCTTGCTTTATCCCACCATTCAATGAGCAAGTTCAGTGCTATCTGATTCTGAGAGCCTATGATCTCGAATTCTCTGTGCCAATTCTTTGAATCGTTGGTTTTCTTCTGTAGCATCTTTAACCTCTATGGTCTGCGTTTCTTTCCAGTTAGCCTGAGTCTTTAGCCAAAATATACTTGCTGTTACTGCCTCTCTACCCTCACCAGTAGCCATTCTAAAGAGATTCTGAGCAACCTTAGTATTAGCCTCTGCCTTGCCAGTGTTAAGCTCATCTTGATAGTATTTATACAGGGTAGGTTTACTGATCTTAAGTACAGAACATATCTGCTCATGAGTTATGCCAAGACCTGATAACATAGTTACCATATCTGACTTTTCTGCATCTTTGTTTACTATTTTAGGCATATATCCTTTTTATACAGTAAATAAAAAAAAAGAGCAACCATTTGGCTACTCTTCTTCTTAGGGAGAATTGATTTTATTGTTTTATGCAAACTGAATCATCAAACCCTGACTCTTTTCTTGCATCAAGTAAGTTTCTAGCATAAGTTTTATATCTTTTATCAGTAGAAGATATTATACCCAAAATACCAATCTTGTCTTTATTGTTAAGACAACCTAATAATCTTCTGTTGCTATGAGAATCAATCCAATCAGTAGTTTCTTGATCTAAAGTAGTTCTGATTTTTTCCATGTTTTTATCCTCGTTTCTCGTTAATTTTTTGTTTTGGGTGGTTTAAGTGACACCCACACCATTAATTATTTGTTTATCTGTTGTTATGATTTGTACTATTTACAATATCGTTCAATTTTTTAACAAAAATTTTAGCCTCTGCCTCTGTTCTAAAATTAATAAGAGAGCCATTTTCAGTTAAATATTCCTCGTTAGTGTAATGATTAATAGTAATCAACCAGTTATCCTCATCACTACCCATCATTACTTTAAAAGTTTTTTTGTCATACATATTATTTTCCTCGTTTCTCGTTATATTTAAGAGTTTTTATCAACTCCATATATACATATTAACATATACCCATAATGGGTCAACATATATTTACAATTATTTGCAATTATTTACATTAGTATTTGCTAATATATAAACCCTGTATCTTCATAACATCTAGTTTGAGGGTTGAATTTAAGGGTACACTCACCAATAGAGCCTTGTATGGTATCTTCTCTGACCTTACATATCCTGACTTGTGTTACATGGTTCTCAAAATCTCTTGTAACAATGGCTATGGTATCTCCTTTATTGTTGAACATTGCTCCACCACTAATATCATAGGCACTCTTGACTTCAAACTTGCCCTCTGCATTTCTGATCTGCTTGGTTGGGTGCGCTACAAGGAATGTTATGGTGTTAGTTTCTCGGTTAAATCTTTTGATCTTACTGATTAGCATACTGATATGCTCATCTTCTCTTAGGGTTCTCATAGGACTCAGCTCGTTGTATGGGTCGATTAGCAATCCATCTATGCTGTAGTTGTCTACGCAAAACTTGGCTCTTTCTAAAATCCAGTCAACATCAGGGAGTCCACCTTTTCTATCTACAAAGAAGAAATGTTCTTGTATAAATGCCAGTGCCTCTACAACTTCGTTTTCTGTGGCTCTGTTTGGGAATACTGAGGCAAAGGGTTTGTGCAGATATTTCTCTATAACCCTCTGTAGGTTAACACCTAGCTCACTCTCAGGAGAGAATAACAAAAACTTCATATTATCGCTTTTGGCTAATCTCATCATGATGTCCAATGTTAGTGAACTCTTGCCTGAGTTTGGTGTTCCAGTGAATATGTTAAAACTTGGTTTTAATATCTTTAAATAAGGTTCTAGGTCTTTGAAACCTACACTGTATTGCTTGAATGTCTTACCAGCATATAAATCCATAACATCTGTATATAAATCTCTTGCTGTGTAAATCCCATCTATTTTTAGCTCGTTTTTTTTATCTGTCATTTTTGTCTGCACCTCTTTGAGTTTGGTTTCCTTTTGCATCTGTATGTTCCATGTGAAACATTCTTGGTTGATTTAATTAATTTACCACTGGCATCTTTTTTTGGTTTAGGTGCAGTTGGTACTGGTGATTTGCTCATAATATTTTATCCTGCTAAAAAGTTTCTATTTTTTTTACCTCTAATCTTAAACTCTCTTGTTTTTTGAGGTTTAGTTATATTAGTATACTGAGCAATATTTGCACATTGGTCTGTCGTTTTTTGCTCATTGGGTGTTGTTTTTTGCTCATTGGATATTCCATTGTGCAATATTTTCTCATTGGAGATATTGATAGTGTAAATGTTGTTTACTTTTAAACCATTACTGATCTTGTTTATTTTTATAAACTTCTTCTTCTCCAGTTGTTTAATGTATGTGTTTATCGTTCTCCTGTTGCAATGACATAAAGTAGATAAATGATCTTGACTTGGAAAACAAGTGTTCTCCTCATCAGCATAATTACATAACATCATCAGCAGTAGTTTGCTGGTAGAGTTTCCAGTGTTCTGCTCACTAGCCCATTTCAGCGCTGTGAAACTCATTTTAAGTAGAAATCATTTGGCTCTACAGTACCCTCAGTAACATGATAAATTTTAACCATATTGTCTTTTGTTGGTATTCTAGTTCCATATTTATATTTAGACATAGTAGTTTTGGGTATACCACAATCATCACTAAATGATGCTAATGTCTTATTGTTTACATTAAGATAATCTCGTAAGTGCATATTAATCCTTTGTTTATTGTTAATTATTGCATATTCCTTTAGAAACAATGCTTGGAGAAATCATAATTTATATGACCCATATTGTCAATTAAAGGTTGCAATTAGTTTTCATGGGTTCATAATGGGTGACAAGTTAGACAGTTTGTGTCTGACATAATAAACGAGTATTGATATGAAAGACTTTATAACATACTACAAAAATTTTTTAGGAGATGATAAGTATTGGATTGATGATTTTCTTAACAACAAAATACTTAGAATATTCTTAGAAAAACACCAAGAAAATCCTATTGACATTGATGCTAGATATCATATGCAACAGGACTTAGGTGTTCAAAACAAGGCAGACTATTTAATGGTTGAGTTTATCAGGAGTGATATATTTAAAGATGCTCCTATAGATGATATCAATAAAGAGTTATTTATATATAAATTGACTAGGAGATTACAATAATGAGCATAAAATCCCTTTTAACAGGAATATTTGTATCTTTGTTAGCGATTAATTATTACTTATATGTAGGTAATATTATTTCTGATGCAGAGGCAGGTGGCTCTTGTGGTCACAAAAAAACTAAACCATGCTATGTAAAAATAGTTAGATAGGAGATAAAATAAAATGAGCAATCAAATAAAAGAAGATACTCCAATTAAGGAGTTAATCAAGAAAGGAGAAAAGGCTAATCATCATCTAATAGCACTTTTAAATGCTAGAAAAGAAATTCATGAAACTGGGTTTGGTGAAGATAAAAAAGGTCATTTCAAGAATAAATATATTCCAATAGATATAATTGTTAAGACTTGTGAACCCATACTTCTTAAACATGATCTATTGAGTGAATGTACTGAAGTACCAAACTCTAGTGACCCTGAGCATAGAGATAGATGTAGGTTTAGACTTACCATAACTTATGTTAAAACTATGGAATCTGTGTCATCTGAGATAACCTTATACGCTGAGAATAAATCTATATGGGCTAAACAGTCTGCATACACTTATGCTAAAAGAAGTCTTTTCTCTTCACTGTTATCATTACCAACTGAGAAGAATGAAGATGATGATGGCACTGGCGCAGTAGAAGAAAACCAAAAAAGTCTATTACAGGGCAGAGAAAATAAAACAACTAATAAATCAACATCAAGAGGTTTTGAATAATGAAAAAAATAACATATGAAAATGGCAGACTACAAGACCCTAAAGAAGATCAACTTCTTATGAGGGTAGGTAAGATTAATTTTGAGCCTATAGAACCTGAGCAAGAGGGAGAAAATAAGACCTTAAACGAGCTAGAATCTCAACTAAGGAAACATAATCTTCCTGAGCAGGAGAGAACTGATCTCAAACAGCAAGTGCAACGACTTAAATATGGTCAAAAACTTCTTGTGGCTCAGTTTACCAGCACCAAAACAACGACTCAGGGTGAGCAAGTAACCAGTAATTATTATCCAATTTATGCTGAAGTAGGTACTTTGTTTGTGCCTAAAGATTTTAATACTGGAAAACCTGTGGAAAAAACATATGCTCTTGAGGGAAATATAACTATTGATGATAAAGAATTGAAAGTATATGCTTATAAGAGTGAAGATACTGATTGGAGTACAGGGAATATGAACCTTTCCTTTCATACTAAAAATGAAATGAATGGTGTACCTGAGAAAAAGAACACTGAACTTCCAGCAAAAGTACAGGAGTTCAAAGAAAAAGTAGATGAGGTATTAGTTAATAAAACATCTGAAGAGATACCTTTTTAGATTTTTCCTCGCACCCCCCTATGGTGCATTTAGTGGGTAGGTTTCATGATTTATCCTACCCACACTTTTATGAGAAACGATATGAGTATACACCCAATGAAAGATAAGTATTTTGAAGAACATAAACCTGATCTGAGCTTAGACCCTCAATATGGCATTATTCAAAGACATGCTCCTATTGTGCCTGAATCAGAAATGCTTAAAAAAATGGGTGATAAAACAGAGGCTAGGGTTAATTCTAAAGAGGGTGGAATTAGATCAGTGGACTGTTGGAGATTACCTATTGACTCTATTGTAGGTACTGAAATTAAAGTTCAATCTACAAGATTTAATTCTATTTTTAATTACAAAATATCTAGCATAGGTGATATTCAATATCTTGAGTATAAGAAAGGCGATTATTATAACTGGCACTCTGACATCAGTGATGGCATAGCCTCTACTAGAAAAATTAGTATTAGCTGGTTGCTTAATAATGATTTTACTGGTGGAGAACTGGTCTTTCAACATGGTGGAGATGAGTTTGTAGCGCACTCAGGAACAGGTAAAACTAATTTGATAGGTTTTACTAGTTTCTATACTCATAAAGTCAACCCAATTAAATCAGGCGTAAGGAAATGTATTGTTGCTTGGGTTCATGGAGAATCTTGGAGATGATGTACGAGTTTATAATATGGTTGTTTGGGTTTTGTACTTGTGCAGTCATATTTAGTTTAATAATTTTTTGGAGATAAAAAAAATGAGTGATGTAAATATAAGTGAAGTAATACAGACATTAAAATATAGAAACAATCAGCAAAAAACAGATGCGTTGAAAAATATTTTTAAGGATATAGTTTCAATGGTAGAAACAGGTATAACAGATGATAAGTTAGATAATTGTTTAAAGAAAATGTCTGCTGTTGAAACCATTGGAGCAAGGTCACAATTTTTAAATGAATTGACTAATCCTAAGTTAAGAGAATCACTTAAATAAAGGATTGGAGCTTTTCAAGTCTAATCTTTCGACTTTAAGTTCGATCAGCTCAACTCTTTTATCCACATTGTTGAGCTGGTCGTTTAAGGGTTTCAGATCAGGCATACTTCTTGACTCAAGTTTAGCTACTTTTTCAAGTATAGTGCCTTGTTGAACTGCAAGACCACCTAAAGTAAATAGTAAACCTATAATGCCAAGCCACTCTTTTATACCTAGATCACCCATATTAATTTCCCTCTAAAATCCTAATTTTATCATTAATTTCTTGTAGTTTTTCTTGATGCTCATTGAGAGGGTCAAAATATGTACCCTCATTCTGAGCCACCAAATTTCTTTCATCAATGTATTTTCTCGTTTCATAAAATTCACCGCCATCAAATCTTCGTTTATTAAAGACATTATTATCTGACTTGTAATAGCTGTCAATGTTTAAGTTGCTGACCATTGCTTTAGCCAGTATTTGCTGGGTTGCAATTAATCTTAGATCAATCCTTGTAATGGTAGCATTTACCTCTTTTATCATATCCTCTACTGAAACCAGCTCCTCACTTTCTGTTTGATCTGTATTTCCACTATCTGCAACTGCCTCATCATCAGTATTAGATGTTCTTTCATTTTCTTCCACAACTGTATCATCTTCATTTTGCTCCTGTGGGTTATCTTCTGTGACTGTATCAGTTTCCTCTGCTCTTCCCTCTGATTCGCTATCATCAGGTCTTTCTGCAACTGGCTCATTAGATGATTGTTCTTCTGAGTTACTTGTTTCAAGTCTAGGCTCTTCATCAGACTCTCTTTGGTTTCTTTCTGATACTGGCTCATCTTCTCTTCTTGGCTCTTCCTGAACTTCTGTTTCTCGCAATGCGACTGTATCGCTTTCTCGAATGGGTTGCTCTGTAGTTCCTGTTTCAAAGTTTGTTTCATAGGTGTCCTCGTTAATTTTTTCTCTTGTTGTTTCTGTTGTTGTAATTTCTTGGATTTCTCTTGTTTCAAAGACAATTTCTTGCTCTTGGAAATCTGTTGAGATCGTTTGCTCTTGCGTGTTATTGTCATAATTAACCTCTTCTATTTGAAAAACATCAATAATTCCTCTGTTAATATCTTCAACAGTATCAACAGGCATGATGCTTATATCTTCTGTAACATATACTTCTGTTTGTATTATTGGCTCAAAAGTAACTTCTTCTATTGATGCAATAGGCGTAAATTCTATTTCTTGTACTGTATCTTTAAAAGTTGAGTTTATTGTATTTAATTCTTGTACTTGATTTGCGTTTAGTAAACTGTGTTCTACTATTAGTGTAGGGTTTTTTAAATCTATGGCTCTATGAGAAGTAGATTGAGATGATTCACTAAAGTTGAATCTCACTTTAATGGTGTAGTTATTTTGATTATTAATTCCTTGTATGTAGCTATCAGTATAAGTTTCATAACCGCCACAATTATATCCATTACAACCTGATATAAATACATCTCTTTTCTGAGTAGTAACTGAACCACTTGAATCAGTTATAGTTTGAATCATCTCTATTTGTTGGTCGTATTGATTCCAACCCCACATATCAGCGCCCAATGTAGATGTCCAACCACCATTCATTTGCGATTGATTAAGTGTATCACCCAGCGTGATAGTGTTTTCTATAAAATCACCATGAACACCAGCTACAATGCTGTTTCCATGATTATGAGATGGGTCTGTGCAAGTCCAACCATTGTGTTCTTGACCATTGTTAAAAAACTGTTGAGGTAATAAATTATTAGTAGTTTCTGCTAACAAAGTTATAGGAAATAATAAAGGTATCAAATATTTCATTTTCTTTCAGGTGCGTATATTTCTTGCTCATTGCTACCATGAACAATCATATCGCCTAAAGTAATTGAGTGCCTTGAACAAGCATTTAAGGTAAAAACTGCAATTATCATTAAAATCAATGTTGCAGATTTGATCTCTCGTGCATTTCTATAAAGTTTACTGGGCAATTCTACACAGAACTTAATCATTTTTTATTCCAAGTCATTGATGGTTTGCTATCGACCTTTGTTTTATTTTTTTCTTTCATGTTTAATATCTTCATAGCCTCTTCACCAATATAACTTTTCCCCTCATGCAAAAGTGGACAAGGCGTTCCACTCACCCTTAGCGCATTTCTCACCATAGGCATTTCTTCACAGAGCAAGGCAATACTGGCTATGGATAAACCCATTTGTTTTAAAAGTTTTGCTGTTTTTCTAACAGAACATTCTTTATCCTCAACATAAGTTCCAATAGCAATGCCTAAAGATATTGTACTGGTTGAGCCTGTGATTGGAATTAAACAACTATCCTGCCCATAACTAGACATTGATGGAGCAATAGCTGAGTTAACAGCAGTTTTTGTTTGTGCGTTTGTAGTATTTGTGGTGGTACTGTTGCTGGAACTACCTGATTGATAGGTCGTTGTTTCTTCCTGACTGTAGCCACCACTTATACTAGTATTCGTGCCACTTTGATTAGTTTGGTTCAGATCAGTAGCGCCACTTGAAGTCGTGTCTGCTCTAGCCTCTATAGATAACAATAGGCACATAATTAAAATTATTCCCATGCCTTTTAAAATAAATTTCCAATCCATATAAGCTCCTATGAATTCTTGGAAATCGAACTTCCCATATATAAACCGATAATTGATATCACGACATTTTTGTGCATTTCTAAGAATGGCATACCATGTACTTCTTTCCATACAGTGTTTGTAGTTTCTGTGCTAAACAAAAACCAATCTGAACCAGTAGTAACTTCTGTTTGAATATATATTGGTACTTGGAATAAACCAGCTAACATTGGCAATAATATAATTGAGAATATGCAGGTCAAGGCAATGATACGCCTTGTCATGCTAAAGAAGTTTGGATTTCCCATCTGTCTAATCTTATCTCTAGATTTTTCTACAAAGTCTGCTCTTTGCATTAACATCTTCTGTTGTTCTTGTTGAGCATTGGCTCTAGCACCCATGATCTGCATTATGCCACCCAGCAATGAACTACCTAAAAGATTTAAAATTTCAAAACTCATGAATTCCACCATGTTAAAAATGCTATACCAACAGTTCCAAGAAATGCTAATGTCTTGAATACGCCTCTACCTTGAGCTACTATTTGTTTTAGCTCAACGATATCTTTTGTATTTAGATCGACTGATTTTTTAAGACCAATAATCTCACGCATTAATATTTCATTTGTTACTTTCATATAGAAAGTCTATCTGATTTACAGGCATAAAAAAAGAGCCACATTGTTATAACTCTGCTTTTGTATGATGTCCTAGCACATTATGGGTACAATGTCAATAAAAAAAATAATTTAAATTCCTTTATAAATCAATAACTTACATAGCAAAATAAATTTGCTAATGTTACCCATATCGTATATACTTATATATAAGAGTGAGAAAAAGATACTCTATAAAAAGTCGTTGGGAGTTAGAACATATGCCTGATAGCAACTGGTGAGGAGTAGCGACCTACAAGGCTAAAAGATTCCATAGTCCAACACTATTTAAAGTAAGTCCATAAATGGCTATGGATACTGCTTTAAAGATTTGGTTGGTGATTTTTTACTAGGAGCAAAAATGCAAATACAAAAAATCATAAATAAAAAAGTAGACCGAGAGGACTACGATCAATTTATTAATCCTATTCATCAAAAAATGAAAGATGAAAATGATAACAAGAAACCAACATTCAAAGAATGTATTTCAGTTATCAAAAGACTCTATCGTTTAGAGATGAATAAGCCTTTACCAAAACATTACGAGTTCAAAACCACATCAGGTAATAGACATACTTGGTGCAGATCAAGAACTTGGAAAATAAATTCTCAAACTACTTGGGAAGATATTATCCACAAGTCTTGTCATTGGATTGAGTATCGTAAGTATGGCTCAGATGCTAAGATACATAATCTTAATTCATTTAGAATGGAAAAAAGATTTGTTGAATATGCTTATAAACATAAGTGGCACTTGGGTGCTTTGATAAAGGCGACCAAAACAAAAGTTGAAGTCAACAAAGATGCTTTGATGATTGACAGACTTGAGAAAAATATAATTTCTTGGGAAAAGAAAATCAAAAAGGCAAATACTTTCATCAAGAAGTATTCTAAACAATTAAAATACTACAAGAAGAAAGTTGCCAATGGCATTGTTGCTAAACCTAAAGCCAAAGGATATAAGATAGAATCTTATAAACAGAAAGCTGAAAGGTTGCTTGAACTTAATCCTGAGATTAGTTTACAACCATTTTATGAAATGGAAGATACGAATAAGTTTTTTCCATGTAAAATACTTCAAGTAAACGATAAAGATTGGGATTATGACAACGACATGGAATGGTGTAGTGCAGATCACGAACACTATTCTTGGAAACCATTATATGAAGAAATACTTTTATATAGTGTAAATAAATAAAATCAAATCACCAACCAAATCAATAAATACACATAATGGGTTTGACCTATAACCCATTATGGTGTAATGTTAATAAAAAAAATTATTATAAAGGAGCAAAATTATGGATTTTGATAAAATTATAAACGAGTGCAGGAACAGATGTATCTTATACAAAGGTGGGAAACTACCAAAAGAAAACTACAACGAGAAAGATTACCAGTCTGATTCTGATGTAGCTGATTACTATACAAGATTAAAAGAGAGAAAAAATGTCTAATAGCCCATTTGATGATGATGAAGATTTAATTAATAAACCCAATCACTATAATCAAGGCAGGATTGAGGTGAGTGATTTTATTTTAGATCAGAAGATGAATTTCCTAGAGGGTAACATAATTAAATATGTTTCTAGGTATAAAACAAAGAATGGCATTGAGGATTTAAAAAAGGCTCGGTGGTATTTGAACAAACTTATAAAAGAGGCAAACGAGAATGAGTGAAATAAAATCTGATGGAGAGATAAAACAAATTTTTAATATATTTAAAGATATTGTGACTGATTATGGTTGTGATAAAAAAGATATTGAAAAAACTAACTATGATAGAAAACTTAAAAGACTATTAAGAAATTACCATATTGAAAATATTGAGAGAGCAATTATAGATTGTGAATATTATTTAGACTCTGATTATTTAGATAAAAGGAATATTATTTTTGAAGATAATATAAAAAAACTTAATAACTATCTTAGTAAAATAGGTGGAACTTTATATAACAGAAAATTTAATAGAGAGTATTAAGATGAAATCACAAAATGAGAAAATATTAAAAGACTTGCTGAAAGGTAAGAAAATAAACCCAATGATAGCATTATCTAAATATGGTTGTTTTAGGTTAGCCAGTAGAATAAATAACCTTAGATCAGATGGATATAATATTGTGACAAGAATGATATCGAATCCTGATGGTAAACAGTTTGCTGAGTATTATATAGAGGGCAAAACAAAATAGGGTATATTGTTAGCCATTTATAATAAAATGGTCAAAAACGAGCTATTAGAGAGCCTCAGAGCAACTAAAAGATATACCATAAAGAGATACTTTATCAGCGTTCCATGTTAGATCATTAGCGTCCATTCTCATAATTGCTTGAGCATTGGTGTATATAATAGCTGAATCATTAGCTAAAGCGCTTTTTAATGGTGGCTCTATCTCTACTGTAGCTTGTCCACTTCCATTGGAAGTGCAGTTTGCTGTAACCATATGTAGTTTTTGGGTAGCTCCTGAACCAAACTGTATGTAATCACCAACCTTGAATATTAAGGTACTAGCATTAGCGCCCTCAATAGCAATACTATATGCGCCTACATCATGTGCGCCATTGACATTAATTGTAGAGGTTAATCCACCTCTGATCGTTTTAGCATCAGGGTCGCCAAGTTTAAATGTTCCTAATCTCCCATGTAACTGCATAAAAAATACTTGCCATGCAACAGCATCTTCTCTTAGCATAGGTGGTAATTTAACTGTTGTAGCCCATTGAGAACCACCAAAATCTGATGCTTGAGAACCATAAGTAAATGGAGATGTGCTAACAGCTACAGTTCTTCTAATAGTCCATTCACTAGTCGTAAAATTACTTGGACTATTAGGAAGATTTAAAGGATAACTAGGTTGAGTCATTATGCACCAAACGCCCTAGAAAACGCACCACCACGAGTTCTTGCCTCTGCAACAGCAGTTACAGTTTCTTCTTTGATCTGTGGCATTAAATTCATTACTTCTGCTCTCACTGTTGGTACAACTCCTGTGCTAAAGTTTAAATGTTGGTTTATTGTAACACCTTGACCACCCATTTGGTTATTTGGAATGATATGTCCACCACCAGTAGGCATAAACATCTCTGCTCCTCTTTCTCCTACCATAACTGGAACATTAGGAGCTACATAGCCACCTGTTGCCAAACCTTTTAAACTACCAGTAACCTCAGTGATATTATGTCCATCTACCACTGATGAAGTTGAAGTTGCTCCACCAAATAAATTACCACCAAGAACTGCTCCTGCAACATTAGCTATCACACCACCTATACCAAGACTTCCACCACCAGTTAATCCTGATAATGATTCTTTTAAACTTCTTATCATAGGCTCAATTATTAAGATTTGAGCAATGGTTGCTACTATTTCAGAGGCTACATCTCTAAATATGGTTTTCATTGCATCACCAAATTTTTCACCCTCTATAACTGATTTACCAAACGCTTTAGAAATATCTTCTCCTGCATCATCAAAAGTTTTACCAACTTTATCTGTTATATCTTTGATTTGATTCTCTGTAGCAATAATAATTTCAAATTGTTCGTTAGTTTTTGCTACTGATTTTCCTACTGAATCCATTACCATTAAATAATCACTAAAAGTTTCAAAAACATTTTGCAACTCTTCATTTTCTAAATTTAGTGCTTTTGCACTTCTCTTATATTGTTCTTCTGCTTTTCTATCAAACTCTTGTATTTTTTCCACTGCACCTGATAATTCATTATATGCTAGAATTAAACCAGTTAATGATAGCGCAAGTTTATTTGAATTTTTGATAAGGTTAAATATTGCAACTCCAACCGCACTTGTTAATAATAAACCTAATCCCTTTAGTGCTGTGGTAAGTTCTTCAACATTATCTACTATAAATGTTAAAGCATCACCTAATTTTCTACCTATACTTTTTCCTAATTCTTCTATTGCTTTTGATGATTCATCAAAAGATTTATTTAATTCTTTAAAGTTTTCTTTTAATACAACTGTAAATTCATCTGATATTGCTTTTCTAAACTGAAATAGTTTATCCTCAAGCATTGATAAAGTACCTGTCAAGGTATTAGCTAAGTCATTGGTAACATTCCCAAACTCACCACCTTTACCAAATTTTTCTTTAAATGCTCTTATGGTTTCACTAGCTGAAACTTCTGCTCCTGCTTGAAAACCAAGCATTGATCTAACGCCTCGTTCCCTAAATACATCTGCTGAGGCAATTCCTCCAGCAAACGATCTTTGTATTTGCTCTGCTGTCTGTGTAAAGTCTAGTCCAGTTGCACCTGCAACATTACCTGTGATTTCTAATATTTCTGCTAGTTCTTCTGCATCTTTAGATACAACAGCTAAGTTTCCTGATGCTTGTTGTATATCATTTAGAGTAAAAGGAACACGACCTGCAAATTTGACCATTACATCAAACGCTTTTGCACCCTCTTGTGCTGTGCCAAATAATGCTTTTAACCTAACTTGTAAATCTTCAATCTGTCGACCAACATCTACAACTTTTTTAATCTGAATAGCACCAAACGCACCAGCTATTAAACCGCCAAAAACAATAACTCTCTTGCCTACTCTATCAAGAGTATTGCCTAATTGATTAAAGGAATTACTCATCTTGCTTGAAGATGATTTGATTTGATTGTTTGCTTTATTTAGACCTTTTTTAAGGTCGCCTAAATCTGCCTCAATCTTTACTACTAGTTTATCTAATTCTGTTGCCATATATTAATAATCAGGATATCTTTCCTTTAATTTTTCTAGTTCTGACCTAGTCATTGGTTCAGATTTCTTACCTGTATTATATTCTTTAAAACCATTTATGGCTATAGTGATTTCTTTTATTGACATATTCCATACCTCTGAGGGTGGTAAGTGCATCATTCCAATCAGAATTTCTAGCCACCTATCAACAGGTAAGTATTCATCTGTGGCTAATTTTTTTTTTATGATGAGGATTCTTCAGAAGATTCAGAGGCGTTTAAACCAAGAGCAATTAATTCTCCTGTTATTTTTATACCCTCAATAATACCTATTTGATCTACAATGCGTTTAATATCATTATCTTTTACATCATTACCACCTGCTCTTATTGCAAGGGTTAATATGCTGATACATTCAGTTAAAGTTAGATCACCACCTGCTAATCTATTACCTAATTTAAGAAGAGAGCAACCTAATGCGTTCTCAATTCTTATCATAGTGTCCAATGACATACGAGCTTTATAGCTTACATCATTTGGAAAGTTTAGTAGTTTTTCTGCTTTGATTGGATTTATGCTCATTTACCTTTACCTCAATTTTAATTGTTTCATCTCTATCACCCACATTATCTAAAGATAATACAGGTGATGTCTTTCCATCAATAGTTACTTCAAGAGTGTTTTCATATCCTTTAAAAAAAGGAATTTCAATTTCATTGCCATTGACAAGGCAAGTATGTTCCTTTTCATTAATAGATACTTTCTTTTCAATCCACATATTAGACTGTCGCTATTGTTACTGCACCAGCAGATTCAAAGCTCATAGAATATTGAACTGCATCATTATAAGTACCACTGTATTCAATAGCTGTTACTTGGAACGCACCAGTAAATGTATTGTAATCAGGTACTAAGAATTGAAAATTACTAAATGTTGATGCTGAAAATGCTGTCAAAACAGATTGCTCAGACGCCCCATCTGTAAATACTCCACTTCCTGAAATAGAAAATGATTTAATTCCTGCGTTTGCTAGAAGAGTTCTCACTCTTGCTGAATCTTTATTTGTTACATCAATAGTTTCAGAATTGATAGATATACTTGTATCTCTTAGACCTGCTACAGTTGTAAAAGTTTCAGGTGAACCAGCGTTACCAATTTTGACTAATAATGCACTACCTTTTTGTACTGCCATTTATATTACCTCTTAAATTAACTATCAAATATAGTAAAATCTACATTCACTATACCATGTCTTGTTATCCCATCAACCTCTGTTAATGTGACTGCGTTTACAACATAGCTCATAACACTATCCGAATCGCTTACGCCTATTGTAGCATTATTTAGTAGGTTGTAAATTCTTTCCATTATTTCCTTGATCTCTTTCTGTCCACGATATTGTGACCATACATCAATATCAACATTGTAAACATTACCATCAAGGGTTTTTGTGCCAACATCTCTCATTGTTTCAAGACCAATAATTACATATGGATATGCTGTGTCTTGAGGCGCTATGCTGTCAAATATTTTATTATTACCTATTAGACCATCTAAGGTGCTATCTCCTGATAACAGAGAATATATAGCTGATTGTAGATCGAATGAATGATATCCCATTATCTAACCTTTGCTGGTGCAACCTTAATTGGTTTAAATTGTTTATCTATAGAAACTTGTTTAGCAATTTTATTAGCAAATACTCTTGCTTTAAGGTATGCAATAGACTCATCTCCCATAAATGGTCTATCTAAAACAAGTTCTAGTCTTGCTGAATAGTCCATATTAGAGATAACTGTGGCACTAGGTTTATTACTTGCTGTTGCAAGTTTAGTCGTAATAGAGTTAATTAATCTACCAGTATCAATAGCTGGTGGATTACCTTGTGAAGATGCAACATGAGTTTTCTTGCCTCTTGGGTATTCTCTACCATCTTTAGGTGTTTGTTGCATACTTCTCATAATATCGTTTCTAAAATTAGTTGCTACTCTGTTTACATGCCTTGAGGCATTTAACTGATAAAGTTTTTCAGCTTTTATTACATTTTTCTCTATGTTAGAAAACATAGAAACTTTTATACCTTGTTTAGCCATTATGTAGCTACTCCCTCAGTTGCTATTATTTCTTGATATCTCTCTTTGCCCTCATCAACAATTTGTATGCTGGTGATATCAAACGCCTTAGACCTATAATATAACCTATATTTAGGTGTTAGTGCTGAATAGTACCTGATTGTGAACTTAAATCCTTGTGTTGCCCTTAATTGATCTCCAAATAGACCCTCTGAGCCTGATAATGGCTCTACTTTAGACCATACTGTTGCTTGTGTTGAATAGGTTGATGATTGACCACCACCTGCATCTGTAGACCCACCGAGAGTTTGCAAAGCGACTCTATTTCTAAACTCGCCTAAATACATTATCTCATTCCACCATAATGTGAAGTGCCTCTGTATGGATTAGTGGATAATTGTCTTACTACAAAAGGTTGTAGCAATGCTGTTGCTGAATAAGGAGCTTTGATTGCTTTATCATCATCTCCTCTTCTTTCAAATAAATAACTTCCATATATTAAACACGCTTGTTTTATTTGCATAGGAACAGCAGTGTTATCTCCATAACCAGCAGTATATTTAATTTCAATACCATTCACTGGTCTTAATCCAGTTGGATAAGATACTCCAGTCTGTAAAGTAAATTTACTAGGTTGACTGGCATTATCTAGTCGATAATTAGAAGTAGCCCATGTTGTTGCGCTATCATCATCAGCATAATATTTAACATGATTAATTGCTGATACTGGTGATTTAGGCAATATAATGTTTCTTCTTGAAAAGTCTTGATCTATTCCTAAATAAGAACCCTCTTGCACTCTTACATCAACATCATAAACAGTATCTATAAAAAGTTCATAAACAGTCGTGCATAAAGTTCTATTAGTATATTCTTTAGCCCAAGAATCTACTGCCTGTTTTATAATATTTAAAACAGTATCATCATCACTAGAATCTACTTTTAGATATGCTTTCAATTCAGTTAAAGTAATTGCTGAATCTGTTTGAGCTGTATTTACTTTAAGTCCTGCCATAATTTACCTCTGTTCGCTGGTAACTTTCATCAAAATGCTGTTCCTAATACTTTGTTAGTTGCAACCATAGGCATTTTTCCAAAAGCAATATAGACATAGTGATTCCCCTCACCATTACTTTTGCCATCAGTTGTAGCAGTTGCAAAACCATTACTATAAAATTGAATAGTGTCTTGTGCCTGTTCCTGTGTGTCGACGTCCATTTGCAGATTTTTTTCAATGTTGTTTCCATGATTTGCACCACTTGAACTTGATGCACTTCCATCTTTATCAGTAAACAATGAAATTTGACTTTTATATGACCACGATTCATCAGCAGAATCATATTTATGTATTATAATTGCTTGTGGTTGAAATCCTGTAAAAACAAAAGTGCCATGCGAATTGCCATTACCTTGATATGTGCCACTTCTCATAAAACCATTTCTGTTAGAAAAACAATATGCTATAAAACTTTTACTGGTTTTATTTGTACCATCATCATTACCTACTGAAAACACACTAGATGTTGGTTTAGTGTCATTCCAAAATGCAGAAGAAGTTTGTTGTTGAGCTGTATCCCACAAGTCTACTTGATTATCCTCACTCATAGTATTTGATTGACCTGAACGATTACCACCATGCCAATATGACCTCCAATGCTGTGTATCTGTTCTATTTTTAACCCATATACAATCAGGTGCAGTTGAAAGCCCATGACCAATCGTACCAGCACTTCCTGTTCCAGTCCATTCTACTATTGAGATACCACCAGTATCATTTGCTTGGACTGTGCTTGTAATACTGCCATCTGAATTACTTGAAGTTGAGGCATTGCCACCTTTTAAAAATGTACCTATATAACCAGTAGCACTTCCATTAACTGTTTGAGCACTTGTCAATGTAAGACCATTACTATCTCTTGATGTTACAATAGATGTGGTTGCCTCTGGGTCATTTTCTGATGCACCATAAACTAAATTTTTACCTATACCCATAGTTGAGTTTTGTGAAAACCATTGACTGTTTCCATCTCTTGCTTTGAGCCACCATATATCAGGGCTAAAAGATAATCCTGTTATTGCTTGACTACTTCCATTACCTACATAAACTTTATCTTCAAAATGATCTGTATTTTTTGCTATTGTTGAAAAGACTGCCATCATTAACCTCCACTTGATTGAATGTTATCGCTACATAAAGCTAAGAAACCACTAGGCGGAGAAAATTCAAAGATTCCTTTACCATTACCATCTGCATTTGCTGATGCTACTGCTGTAGTTCCAAAAAACCCATGTCCAAAATTTATATCTATTGTTCGATTTGTTGAATCTGAGTTTCTTCCACCGACATAAAAACTATATAATTCATTATCATTATTTGTTAATGTTTTGCCACTATCATTTGCTCCTGTCGCTGGATTACCGACATTTGAAGTGCTAGGTGCATTAAACCAAGTTCCATTTCTACCTGTCCATACTTTGCCTGTTGCAGAATCAAAAGCGAACATAATAATATCGCCATCACTTATTCCTGTACCATAGCTAGTTGTAGTGTTTCCCATCTGTATTAAAGATGATGAACCAGCTAAGAAACTCAATGCTCCATTACCACCAACAGTTGCAGTCTGTAGAGCCAAGTCTGCATTAAATTGTTCTATTCTTTTTCCTGATGTTGCATCTGTAAGATAA